TTTTTCTAGTGCAATAGCTTTGTCAACTAAAGCAAGCTTTTCTTGCTGACTAAGATCAATACCAAACTCAAAATTCTTATAAACAGTGTCTAATTCTGCATTCATTGCTTTCAATGTTTCTGTATATAGGAAAACTTGGTCAGACTGAAGCTTGTTGCTTCCTCCGAAGAATGGATCAGCCATAAATTGCTGATTTTCAAAAGGGCTGGTGGCACGAATTGCTTTCTGTGCAGCAGATTCTGCGCTTGCCTGCTTACGCACCAAAGCTTGAGCTTTAAGGCTCCGTCCCAGCTCAAACGCAGCCTGAGCCTGACGCGCCAAGATTATTGCGTTATCTCGTGCTGCTTCGGCTTCTAAAAAAGCTGCTTCTGCTAACGCCTGCTTTAGTCCTAGTCTTCTTTCATCAGCGTCTGTTTGAGCATTTGCAAGCTCTAAGTTAGCTTTTGCAAGTTTAATATCGGCCTGTGCGACTCTTACTTGACTTGTTTTAACTTGAAGCTGTCCCCTAACTAGACTCAAACGATCCTGTTCAATTTTTACCTCAAACCCGGCAAGTAGTATTTCTGCTTTCCTGATTTGCTGAGCGCGTTTGGCAATCTTAATTTGATTCGTGCTAGGCAGTCCTGATGTTGGTTTTGGCTTATCGCCAGGCTTTGGCAGCCCTTCGTCTGCCATTTCACCTTGAGCTATTGCAAAACTAGCAGCTCTCCCTAGCATTCCACCGCCTTGACTTACGCCTCCAGCGCGTCCAAAAAGAGTTACTGCTTGAGTCAAAAATGTTATAAAACCTATTAACTGATTGGACGCAAGGGCGGAAAGAGCAAGCTTTAGTTTTTTAACCTCGTTAGCAAACTCGTCATTTTTTTCTTTAAATTTTTCAATATCTTCAATTCCAAAATCTCCAATCTCTTCGCCAAGAGTTTCTATAGCAACAGCACTTGCGGTTGAGTCCAACCCAAGATCTTGAAGTTCCCTAATTAACCCTTTTGTTTTAGTTCCAGAAAGCGGCAACAGCTCAAGCAGCTGTTCAATGTTTTTCGTGGGATCCTCTAGAGCCTTTCCGAGTGCAACAGCCGCTTTGACAGCTGCGTCTAAAGGAGTTAAAAGGACTGATCCAGCAATACCTCCCGCAAAAGATGCTTTTTGCCCAAAGGCACCACCCGCTGCTCCACCACCCAGTAATCCGCCAACAGCGGAAAAACTAGGGCCACCAAAAAGCAGAGGAAAACCACCACCAAGAATCGCTCCCTGCGCGGCGTCACCAAGCTGTTGGCTCTTAGTTCGTCTATTTTTCTTGGCTGATTTTTCTTCGTCCTTTGCGCCCTTTCCCTTTGTTTTATTTTGCTGAATAATTTTTTCGTTTTGCCTAATTTGCTCTTTAAGCTCCTCAGACATTTCTTCAGCTGCATCAACACGTTTCTCATCAAGAGCAAGATTTATTCTTGCAACTTGGCTATTAAACTGGCCGACTTGAACATTACTAGAAGCAAGCGTATTGATGCGCCCCACCAACTTGACTTGTTCCTTGCGAAGATTGTTGGCCTTCGTTATTTGGCTTGATTCAAAACGAACTTGCTGAGCAACAGCTTCAGGACTTCCTAGCTGAGTAGCAGGGCCAATCGCTACACCCGCTCTTTTACGAGCATCTTGAATTACTTCATTTTGCAGCTTGCCCAACTTCTCAGCTTGAGCCTCTGCTTGTGCTAAGGCATTGGCATAATTTTTAACTTCAGCAACCTGTTTGTTAAAAGGTAAATTTAATTTTAGACCAACGTTGTCAAGAGCAGAAGCGAATGCCTGCGCCTGCGATCTTGCCCCACCAAAAGTTTTTGAAAATACAGCTTTATTATTTGTAGCACTTCTGGCTAAATTGTCTAATTCTGTTTTTGCTTTTCTTATTTCCTCACCTGCCTTTCCAGCGCCAGGTGAAAGAAGATCTAACGGTTTTATATCTTTTGCAAGACTGCGAATTTGGCCAATAGTCTTCAGTGTCGCGTCTAGCCGAGCTTGGCCTTTGACGCTGGCGACTATGTTTAAGCTGTAATCCATAGCCGCGTCAGGCTCGACACTTCACCTAATCTTACCCTCTGCTCATTGTTTGCGCCCTGCCAGCGGTCTTGGCATTCTGAATCGCTTTCTCTTCCTGTTCTCCCTTTATCTCAAAAAAAGCAGCCCAGCCGATTAGTTCCTCTTGCGTCAAAGTTTGTGAAAGCTGGGCGACAGTCATGCCTAGCTCTTTGGCTAACGCATAGATGAAAAACCAGTCGCCCCTAGCTTTTGAGATCTGCCTTCGCTTCCTCCACCTTGTTATCCGTTCCAGAAGCCAACATCGCTAGTTGGATTTCCTGAAGCACTGCCGCTTCAACCGAGTTTTTTAGAACAGCCTTCTCGCCATCCTGGAAAAGACGCTTGCCTTCGGCGTCTAGCGCCTTGCGAATCATCATGCCAAGTGCAAAATCACTCGCATCTTCAGAATCAACATTCTTCTGAATCGACTCGCGCTCAGCAATCGTTAACGGATGCCAGTAAACCTCCAGCACCACTTCATCGCTTTGCTTAACCTGATGCTTATACAGCTGGCTTACACCAAACTTGTTACGAAGAAGCTCTACAGCTCGCATTGAAGACTTACTTGCTTTCAATACAATACTACGCCGTAGCAGTAAATTGGCAAGAAATTACCCCGACAAAGTGTGACCTGTCCTCAATGTCAAGCGGAGTAGGGCCAACGATGTCTAACACTCTAGGTTTGCTGCTAAACGTATCCACATAGCCACTGGTATTGACTGAAGTTAAGCCGTCAATAACCGATTCGCTAATGGCTGAAAGCACTGCTGTACCGGCAGATTTGGGTACATAAACATTGCACTGGATCGTCCCAGCGTAGTAATCCTGCGCTGCGCCTTGATTTTGGAGCGTGGACTGCCCAAAGTTGACTGTCATCAAAATATATTTCTTGGTTTTACCAGGCGTTGTAAACGCAACATTGTCGTATTTCACCAAGACAGTAGCGTCAGCTGCTACCACAGAATCGGTCACGGCTTTCTCGAAGGCTGCTCTGGCGTTGACTAAGGTCATGACTACAGCTCGGTATAACCAGTGTAAATCTCGCCAGCTTGCGTGCCAAACGTACCGATCCCTTGACGCGCTCCAACAGAAATGCGCGGGGCACGAGGCTTGAATGCTTCCCCAAAAAGCTTCGCCATTTCTGGACCCTGAACAAATTGTTGAACCTTCCCGCTTTCTAATGCGTAAACAGCATATTCAGCTGCATTGCCAATATAAACACGTCGTTTATAGTTGAACGCCTTACTAGGCGGGTAAAACCTAGGGTCAATCTTATAATCTTTATTTTGTTTGTCAGACCATTTAGTCTTACTAAGACTGGCCCAAGGCTCTTCTATTTTGTCTTTAGCCTTAACTGGTGACGTATTAGCTTTCCAGCTAGACGCAAAAAATCCTGTATAAACAGGGCTGCGTTTTTTAGTAGCTAAACGACGCATAGTCGTCAGAATCAAACGATTGAAACTCTCCTGCATATACGCCTCTAAGTCCGGCCCCGCTAAGTCAAGAGATCTAGTGGCCGCCATTAGAACCGCACCAATAAAACGAACAGGTACTCTTGCCCGCCCTTGTAACTGCGAACATCAGTTATCTGAGCAGCACGATTGGACCCCGCATATTTAAGACTTACTTCGTCCTCAAAAGTAGGCTGGTTGTCCCCAATCTGATCGGGGGTAATGTATAAACGTGCTTTGCGCTCTTCTCGACCCTCTTCTTCCTCGGAATCGACAAATTCGATTGGTGCGTCAAAAGAGTAAGACGTGTTCGTCGTTGTTAACGCACCAGTGCTGGTGTTATACGTTGGCGATACCTTGCGCGTGTAAGTGATTGTCGTGTCAAGAGATTTGCCCAGATCAGCGACAACTGATTTGGCAACGCTTTTGAATAAACTGTCTAGTGCTCCTGGCATCTCAACCCCTCACAGTACGAACTTGATAAGAGCCAGAGCCTCCAAGGCAATAAGCACCAAGATAAGACTGCAGCCAAGGGTAAACGTCGAATACGTTATTGACAGTTCCAGTAGCTTGGCTAGAAGTGTTGTACTTGACTTCGAGTTCTCCGAGCTTGACGGCTTCGTATAACCCCGTATCGCCGGTAGTCCCTGTAATCGAGTCCGTGTCATTCGCTAATGCACGCGCCAGCTCATAAGTAGCGTACTTAATGTCTGCTGGAATAGCACTGCAAGTTAATTCAACGCGATCAACGTGGTAATTATTGCGTGGCCAGCTCAAAGCTTGGTCTGCATCGCAACGATCACCGTAGAAATTCAATGTGTCGATCCAGCGGGTAGCTGAAATCAATGCACGGTTTTTGTTGTCGTCTTGCTTGTTATCCCACTGCGTTGAGCTTGGGACGGTTTCAAAATACGCATCTGCTTCTGCCAACGTCACAAAGCTGTTGGCTGTTGCGCTCTTGAGTGTGGCGTTGATCGTGGCAGCCATAAGGCAATAATAAGGTGGCCCCACCTAATGGTAGGGCCTTTTGCTCCGTCAGAATCAGGACTTGAGTCCGTTATCCAAAGGAGTGTTGACAAAGATCTCAACCGCAGGGATGAGGTCGATGTCGTAGGTGGCAGACCAGTTGCTGCCGGTACGCAGGTTTGCGTTAGTCGGGTTGTCCGAAGCAGAACCCCACTTGGTGCCCATAACGTGATAGGCAGTGTGGTAATCCACGGAAAGCACGTCTTGCTTCGAGAGGACGTTGCGATCCGACTCAATGCGGAGGTCTTGCTGAACACCCTCAAGGATGGTGCCAGACTTCAGCATGTAGCAACGGAACTCTTGGCGTTTGCCAGTTGGCGTTGGGTCATTGATGTTGACTTGTGAGTCAACAATGACGCGACAACCAGCAAATTCACCGACTTCACGCGCACCAATGCCAACGCCACCACCACCCCAGGTCACTGCGCCAGAAGCGGCAAGTGCTGAAGTAGAGAAGGTCAGCATTCCTACCTGATACAGGTAGTAAGCAACGGAAGGGTGAACAACCAGAATGTCTAGCTCTTCACCACGCTCACCCAGTTTGGAGCGTGCTTCTGCCACTGTTGCAGCAGTCAGATAGTTGGCTTCGCCGGTAGCACCGTTAGTACCAAGCTGCTTCTCAAGGCGGTGACCATTGAGTGCCGTGTGGAACAAACCAGTCAACTGCTCAAACAGACGTGCGCTGTTCAGCTTGTTGATGGCATCAGCCAATTGGTTGCGGATGTGAAGCATTGGATCTTCACCAGCTGCCAAGATCGCGATGTCATCCACGGCGTAGGCAAAGCCACGGTGAACGATGGAAGCGATCTGGGTGCCAGTACCGATCTTCTGTGGAGTTAGGAAACCAGCTCCGCCAGTGCCCCAAGTGGCAGTACCGTCCATGACTTCCTCAGTGGGAGACACGGGGTTGAACTCAGGGACTTGAATGCGAGTACCGCCTTCTCGTGCATCGAGAAGAGCGTTACGAACAACAGCGCCAGACTTGAGAAACAAGCTGCGCTCTTTGATGGCCTCAGACACATAGGTGCTGAGATTATTCCTCTTGACGATGTCCGCGAGTAGGACACCGCCGGAATAATTCTGAAATGGAGCAGCCATTTCTTATTCAGGGATAATGTTTGCGGTGGATCAAGTCACAGACTTGAGATGGTGTCCCACAGGGACTATTTACCGGCCTCTCTCCTGAGCACAGCTGCAAGATCAGGGTCAGTAGCATCCAAAGCCATTTGCTTTGTTAAGTTAATACTACCCTCTAGCCAAGGATTTGCGATGCCTGCGGCACCTGCAGTCCCTGTGGAAGGTTTAGCTCCCATCCCAGCTTGAGTGCTTGGCTTGAAGTGATGTTCAAAGCCAGAACCAGGGTTTTTTAGCTTGGCTAAATAAACACCTAAGTCTTGTTCAACGCCACCGTCAAGAACTTTGACGCTGCCATCTTCAGACTTCTTAAGACCGTTCTGCACTAATTGCAGCATCTGTTGGGCATTGATCGCTCCAGCCTGACTAATTGCGGATAATGCAGACGTTTGCATCGCTGCAGTTTCGTTTGAAACCCGAAGCTCTTGCAACTTACGCTCTAGTTCACCAATCTCTTGCTGCTTCTCTTGAGCAGTTTTGTTGGCCTCTTCCCAAAGGTCTTTCCATTGACCTTGGTCTTCAAGCGTTTTTCTGCGTTGATCGTCTTGCTTTTTGTAGACATCATCAAGCTTGCCCTTGATGCCTTGGAATTTATCCTCAGCTTCATTGGCACGTACTTTTAACGCTTGAATTTGTTGCTCGTAGGCTGAAACGTCTACAGCAGGGGTTGAAGTCGCAGTCTCAGCCACGGGCTGATCAGGAGTTGCCACTGGCATCTCCTGGATGACTTGTTCTTCCATTGTGAAAAGTAGATTTACTCTTCTACTTTAGTAGCTTTTGCCTTTTTAGTAGCTTTTGGATCAGCAGGTGGTGTTGCTCTTTTTTCGGAGGCAGGGTCCCAAGAATCAACCATTTCCCACTTGTAGGAACCGTCTGCCTGCAAAACCTTGTCGATTGACTTAGCCATGAAGCTAAATAATTACTGCCCCTTTACTGTACCTCTGATGCCTGGTCCTGCGACTCAGCTGATGTAGGCAGGATTTCACCCTGCACCAACATGTCGCGGAACTCTCCGCGATCAATAATGCTGTCTTGGAACAGCTGGGCCATTGCCGTAATGTCTTGACCAATAAGACGCTGAAGATCAAAGTCACGGCTGATCTTCACTTCAGGTGGCTCAATGCCTAAGTAATTGGCAGCCAGGTTATAAGCCTTCTGCAAGCCTGACTCCAGATCCATCGATACCATCGACAACATTGAATTTGTGTCGATACGGTCTAGGCGTCGTGCGTCGGCAGATTCAGCTACGAATTTTTGTTGGCTAAGCGTGCTGATACCCAACGTCGCCATTTGTTGCTGTAACTCTTGGATCTCCGCAGATTGCGCCTCAAAAGCACTAGCGGCAGGCTCCACGTAATAGACCTTGTTTCCCGGCTGCGTCGCCATCGCATAATTCACACCAATCGCCATATCCTTAGTCTGATCGTCCCAACCCTCAAGCACCAACATCGGTTGTGATGCAATATGCAGGCTATGGATCAGATCAGCTTGGCGCTGGAAATGAGCAAGATTTAGATGGGCAATGTCCAGCAACGGTGGACGACTTGTCAATGTGTCCGTCTTGTTCGCATAAATGGTGACCAAGGGGACTTGATCAAGTGAATACGGCCCAGATTCAATAAGCTCAAACTCCGACGTAGCGTCTGCTTGGTCAAACGAAGAGGGGTATGGGAAGTTCCCTTGCATCGCTTTCTTTTGCTCTTCTTGCCGATAGACGCGATAACGACCCGGCTCAATGACACGAATTTGGTCATAGACCTTTTCTCCAAACTCACCGTCAGGGACAACAGCTTTTTCGCCAATACGCACTTGCGTCAAGTTGCCGTAATTCGATTCACGATCCAAACGCCAGCCATACACTTTGGTTGGGTCAACCTCAATCCAATATGGGCGACGATTTAATGCACGCTCTTCTGCAAGGCTTCGAGCGTCTGTTGGAGCGGGAAAGTCAACCAACGTATGGCAATGGCCATAGGTCAATGCACAACCAACTAAACGACGTGCATATTCGTCTAGATCTGAACCGCAACCGTCAACATCCTTGTTGAAGACTTCTGTCCAATATGGATCGCCAACAATATTGATTGGTTTACGCAGAATCAAGCCTGCTGCCGCTCGAATCAAACGTTGGGTATAAGGCGTGAATACAGCACGATTTACACGCGCCAGGTATGCCGAATAGTCTTCGCGGGGTTCTAGTGGAAGAAATGCTTCGCTGTTGTCACGTAGATACTCAGTGCCGGAAACCACAGCTTTCATGATTTCCCAGCCCTTCATTTGATCGATCACCGCGCGGGTACGAACAAACGGGCTATCAACTGACCCTAAATAAGAGGAGCTGACGAGATGGGTTCTGACTGAGCCGGGGACTGAGTAGGTCATGACACTTTAGAAATGAGTGATTAGCAACCCCAGCGACGACGAGCTGCTTTACCTCGTTCACCAGTCCAACTACGACTTCGGGCACAGAAAGAACGCTTGCGGGCAGCCTCCTCTTTTGTTTTTGGCTTACCTGTGACTGGTGGCTTCAACTTGGAACCGGTTTCCCGGTTGTATTTCGCACGACCTTTAGCAGTTAAGCCAGCACCTTTACTGACAGGCAGTTTTTCGCCGCGCCCAACACTAAGGTTGGGGCCACGTTTACGCTTTTTGCGTTCTGCCATTGCCCTAACCCTTACTGAAGGTTGGAGGTAATAGTGCCGCTGGTAACGAAGTTGCAGGTAGCAACAACTAAATCGCCAACTGTGGACGCAATGTCCATGCTGGTGATGATGCCAGCGAAACTGACGGAATCAGAGCCAGATGTTGTGCCGGTTGTAAACAACTCGAACGTGGCGTCTGCAGTATCTGAAGCAGTAATCACGTCTTCAACAAACGCTGCCTGACCGGTTGCGTCTGGGTCGTACACCAGTTCAACAGTGCCGGAACCGCTAATCAAGCTGCCGACAAATGCACGACTGGTGTCACCGTGATCGGTAACGTCTAGCGTGTCTTTGGTGATGCTTAGCGTCCAGCTACGGGTTCCAACGATGGTGGCGTTGGAAGATCCAGCAGCGTCAAACTGAACAGCACCTTGTTCACCACGAAGGATGGCCATGGCTGGGCATAAAAGGGTCTATGCCGTGATTCTACTCTGTCTTAGTCGTCATGGGCAATGAAACGCTCTACTTCTTGCCTTTGGGTTTACGACGTTTGTGTTGGTAACTTATCTTTTTTGACCCGGTCTTTTCACGCTTAAATCGTGCTTTTTCCGCAGGTGACATCTCTCCTGTTGTCTTAGGTGTCTTGGCGGATACGCGTTTTGATGGACGGCACGCTGGATAGTCTCTGTCTTCGCCTTTGGAGCGTCCACAAGGTTTTCCGGTCTTTACATCGACCCATTTCTCGTCAAACCAGCGGCTAAGCCCACCCTTGGGTTTGCTGGCCTTACTTGGTTTTTTTGGCTTTTTTCGTTCCGCCATCACTTACTTTTCGGTAGGTGCCACCACGCTTCTTATATTCCCGCACCAGCCAAGCATTGGCATAGGCGCTGGGATATACAGCGAATTTACGCTTAGCAGCCGCTTTGACACGGCTGTAAAGCGCCTTATCTGTGGGCTCGTTTCTAGTCGCCACAGGTGCAACGCATTTTCTTAGAGCCCTTCTTCATGCCCTTTTTCTTCTTGGCGGGGGGACGGCCTTTTTTTGTGCCGTAAGTTCCAGGTCCTTGGGGCATGATGGGGATCATCTTTGGTCTAGTCTAGCCCTTCGTGCCAATCAACAACAACATTGAAGTGCCCAAAATGCGGATCGTTTCGCTTGCGTGTCGTTGTGACTAAAAGAACGGTTGAAGGGCCTTACGAAATAGTGCGTCGTAGGCACTGCACTAGCTGTGATTATCGCTGGTACACCGCGCAAGCCCCAGAAGTAAACATTGGTCCGTACATATCCTGGGCGGGCACTGGAGATCAAGTCAGGGTGATGTTGCCGCAGGCAGAACTTACTTAATACAACCGATAAGAAGTGGCCCCCAGCGTCTCCGGTTTAGCCAAATTAAATTGTTGCAAAACTAGATAGCCGAATGCGTCAAATGCGTGGTCTACTCCTAAATTTTTGTTTGGTAGACCCGTGTTTGGCGTATAAGTTAATGTTCTTAAATCCTTGATTAACTGTTTGCAGCGTGGATGGATTACTGTTCTTCGCGCTCCAGTGGCATCAAGTAGGGCTGTGTTTACTGCTGTTATTTTGTCTCGAATTTTCCACGGGGCTTTGGGTGATTGGACGTTAAAACCACTTCGACGCAAAATTGTGTGGTCCGTTACGCCAATACCACTTGTCTTTCGTGCGCCGCCTGTGGGGTCAGGGCACGCAATAATTCGCCTGTCAATGCCGTAGCGGCGGGTTACTTCTTCTGCAAAGTCCCATGTAGTCGCTCCACCGCGCAACATGATTTCGTCGAAGACGTACAGCGTTTCGTTGTCTTTTACGGCGCAGATGCCGCTCATCGGATCAACGTTAAAGTCAACGCCCAGAAGTAATGGCAAGACTTTGATGTCTTTGGCTTCGGTGGATATGTTTTCGTCGCCAAAGCTGACTGCAACAAGCCCAGTTAAGTTCTCAAAGCTGGCTTCAAATTCTTGGCGGAATGTACGGGAGTCAAGTTGGGTTCGAGCTGCTTCGACTTCGTGGGCGGGGACGTTGCCACCTTCGATTGTTGTGTAACACCAGCGGATCCAGTCGCCTGTTTTGTCCTCTTCGCAGTAGCACCAGAGGTCGTAGAACCAGCTGGCCGTTCCATCCGGGGTTGAGATGAAGAGTGCCCAGCCTTGTTTGTCCGCTAAAGCGGGGCGGATGACCTCGAACCAGACTTCTGATTCCATGAAGGCGGCTTCGTCTAGCACTACTCCTGCTAAAGAGCGACCGCGAAGTGCCATTGCGTTTTCTGTGCCTTTTAGTTCGATCGTGGAATCGTTTACAAGATCTAGGCGTAAGTCAGTTTCGTTCTTGGAGCGGATGTATTCCTTCGGGATTGTCTTTTTTAGCGTTTTCCAGGCAATGTCCTTTGCCATTCGATATGTCGGGGCGCAGTAAAAGTAGGTTTCGCCGGGACGTTCCAGGGCTTTGGTGAATAGTTCGATGCAGGAGAGGTAGGACTTGCCGAAGCGGCGGCCTGCAACCAGTATGCGGAATCTTTCTTTGGCGCTAAATACAGTGCCTTGGGCGGGGCGAAGGC